TGTGGATGTATTAGTATTCTACACATTTAATGGTGGAACTACATATTTAGGATTTGTAGGAGGTAAGAATTTTAATTAATATTATATTTAAAGTTATGGGAATATTTAGAAGATTGGTATCACAAGATGGTTCGCAGGAATATCCATTTGTTTTTAAAATAACAACAACTACGGCTAATACTGTATTTACAACTCCATTAGTTGATTTTGGTGGACTTACTCCTAGTTTAGTAATAGGTTGGGGTGATGGAAGTGCAAATTCACCTATAATAACTGCAAGTAATTCCGTAGATAGAACTCATACTTACGTTAGTGCAGGAACTTATACAATTACTATAAGTGGATTTATGCCTGGGTTTACTGTAAATAATAATATTAATATTAGAACTCTTATTACTGAATTGGTACAATGGGGTACGGTTGGTTTAAGAACTATAAACTTTTATGGTTGTTTAAATTTAACTTCAATTCCTGGTAGTGGTACTTTGAGTGGTGTGGGTGGTTATACTGGTTTATCCGAAGTACTTAATTTTACTAACTTTATGAATGGTACTAGAATAACAGCAATACCAGCAGATATTTTTGATTATTCACCAAATGTAACATCATTTAATACCGCATTCTCATCAATATCAACAATAACAACAGTACCAACTGGATTATTTGATAATGTGCCATTGGTAACATCTTTTGCATCTTGCTTTTTCGCATGTTCTGCATTAACATCAGTACCATCTACACTATTTGATTTGAATCTAAATGTAACAAGCTTTTCAGGTACATTTAGAAATTGTAGAGCATTAACAAACGTATTACAATTTACAAATAATACAAATGTAACAACATTTACTAATTTATATAATATGAGTTCTACAACAAATGCTTTAGTAGGTACTGCACCTACATTATGGTTAAGAACCCCAACGCCAGCTGGAACTGATGCATTCAACAATTGTACTGGTTTATCAAATTTCGCATCAATACCTGTAAACTTTAAATAATATGTATTTACGAATTATAGATGATATAATTAATTATCCATACGATATACCTACATTAAGAACATCACATCCTAATGTAAGTTTTCCTGCTAATGCTAATTTAACAAATGAACTTTTGGCTGAGTGGGGTATGTATGTAGTTACACCAACCCCAATGCCAAATGATTATACAAAAAATATTACCGAAGGAACTCCTGTTTTAACGGATGGTATATATTATCAAAATTGGATTCAAACAAACGCATCTCAAAGTGAAATTGATTATAGAATAGAAAATCAATGGTTTATTATTAGAGAAATTAGAAACCAATTACTAACGGAATGTGATTGGACACAATTAGCAGATATTCCATCCGATACAAAATCAATTTGGTCTGAATACAGACAATCTTTAAGAGATATTACATCTCAAACTAATCCATTTAGTATAACTTGGCCGGTGAAACCTTAAAAGGAAAATAGTTTATATTTATACCTATAACAAAAGTATATAAATATAAATGATTATACACAGTCCTATATTTTCCGGCTCAATCACACAGGCCTCATCTGCTTACGCAAATTTAAGTGGTTCATTCACAGGTTCATTAACTGGTTCATTTAAAGGTACAATCGATGTACAACAGGCAGCATTTGCCAATTTGGATGTTACTAATAAATTATCTGTTAGTGGTTCAATAACTATGACAGGTTCAATGGATTTGACAGATGGTGGATATTTAGTTGACGGTGTAAACGTATTAGATTCAGCAATAGCTTTTGCAATAGCATTAGGATAAAAATAAAAAGAAATGGCAAATACATTTAAAAATAGTATAACTGGTTCAATAGGAACAACTGGAGTTAAAGTTTATGAAACGCCAGTAGGCTCATCATCAACGGTAATTGGTGTGAATGTGGCAAATGCAAATTCAAATAATATTTCGGTAAGTGTGATGATGAGAGATACATCTGGAAACAAAACTGTATATATTGTAAAAGATGCATTAATAATGCCAGGCAGTTCTACTGTATTAGTAGGTGGTGAACAAAAAGTTGTATTAGAAGCAAATGATTTTCTTTCGGTGACATCATCGTTAGCAAATTCAGCAGATGTAATTGTTTCAGTTTTAGAAATAACATAAAGTTTTAGATAATGGAGTATTTGGGTAACAATCCTAATGGTTTAAATCAGCAAAATAAAGATACAGTTTCTTTATTTGTAAGTGGAAGTAGAATAGCTAGTTTTTCATCACAATCAGTAGATGTTGTTGGAAATTTTAGTGCTTCCAAAATACAAACAAATGAAATAGATTCGTTTGGAAATAATCCGTTACAATTAAAATCGGACACTCAAATAAGCGGGTCACTTAACGTTTCATCATCAATAACAGCATCTCTATTTAGAGGTGATGGTAGCGGATTATTTAATATTAGTGCAGCATCAATTGGTGATATAAATCAAATTAAGTCTGGTTCGATAATAGCTAATATTTCTCCTAATAAGGGATTGTTAGTAAATACTGGTGTTACAATAGATAAATTTTTAATAGTAACTGGTAGTGGTATATTCAAAGGAGATTTAAATGTAGCTGGAAAAATAAATACAACTGAATTATTTGCAACATATATTTCATCATCAATAATCTACGCAAGTGGAAGTAACAAATTTGGTGATGCATCAAATGATAAGCAAGAAATAACTGGTAGTTTATCAGTTAGTGGTTCTATGTTTGTAACTGGAGATACAATACCTACCGATGAAACAACAAACGAAGTATTAGTTCTTAATACAACAACAGGAAGAATTAGTAGAAGATTTGCAGCAGCAACATCGGGAACTTCTGGTACATCAGGTACAAGCGGCACCTCAGGAACGTCTGGCACAAGCGGCACAAGCGGCACAAGTGGTAGTAGTGGTACAAGTGGTTCATCAGGAACTTCTGGTACAAGTGGCACATCAGGAACTTCAGGAACGTCTGGTTCATCAGGAACTTCTGGCACATCAGGAAGTAGTGGTACAAGTGGTTCGTCTGGCACATCGGGAACTTCTGGTTCATCGGGAACTTCTGGCTCGGCTGGAACTTCTGGTACAAGCGGAAGTAGTGGTACAAGCGGGTCATCGGGTACATCAGGAACTTCTGGCACATCAGGAACTTCTGGTAGTGGAGGTACATCAGGAACTTCTGGCTCGGCTGGAACATCTGGTTCAACTGGTTCGGCTGGTACAAGCGGAATTAGTGGAAGTAGTGGTACTAGTGGAGCAAGTGGTTCATCGGGAACTTCTGGCACATCGGGTTCAAATGGTAGTAGTGGAACTTCTGGTACATCAGGAACTTCTGGAGTAAGTGGTGCTGGTGGTAGTAGTGGTAGTTCCGGAGTAAGTGGTTCTGCAGGAACTTCTGGCACAAGCGGTACATCAGGAACTTCTGGTACAAGTGGTATTGGTGGTGCTGGTGGTAGTTCTGGAGTAAGTGGTTCATCGGGAACTTCTGGCACAAGCGGAACTAGAGGTACAAGTGGTACATCGGGAACTTCTGGCACATCAGGAACTTCTGGTATAACTGGAGCCGGTGGAGGAAGTGGTTCATCGGGAACTTCTGGTACTTCTGGCACATCAGGAACTTCTGGCACAAGTGGTTCATCAGGAACTTCTGGAAGTAGTGGGACGAGTGGAGTAAGTGGTACTGGTGGTTCATCAGGAACTTCTGGCATATCGGGAACTTCTGGAACTTCTGGAGCACAAGGTTCTTCAGGCTCAAATGGCACATCGGGAACTTCTGGAACATCTGGAGCACAGGGTTCTTCGGGTTCAAATGGCACATCGGGAACTTCTGGAGCACAAGGTTCTTCTGGTTCAAATGGTTCATCAGGAACTTCTGGCACAAGTGGTATAAGTGGAAGTGCTGGTTCATCAGGAACATCAGGAACTTCTGGAGTAAGTGGTAGTAGTGGGACTAGTGGAATAAGTGGTTCGGCTGGTACATCAGGAACATCAGGAACTTCTGGGATAAGTGGCTCGGCTGGAAGTAGTGGCACAAGTGGAACTTCTGGTACATCAGGAACTTCTGGCACAAGCGGAGTAAGTGGTTCATCGGGAACTTCTGGTACATCAGGAACTTCTGGCACAAGCGGAACTAGAGGTACATCAGGAACTTCTGGAGTAAGTGGTACATCGGGAACTTCTGGAGTAAGTGGTACATCGGGAACTTCTGGCACAAGCGGTACATCAGGAACTTCTGGCACATCAGGAACTTCTGGCACAAGCGGCACAAGCGGTACAAGCGGTACATCAGGAACACGTGGTACATCTGGCACATCTGGGTTACTATCATTAACTGGTACAACTGATAATGGTGTAATCACATTAAACGGAACTGCACCAAACGCAACCGTTGAATCAAATTTAACTTTTAATGGTACTTTATTAACTGTAACTGGTAACGCTACAATTACTGGTGACCTTACTGTTAGTGGTACTACAACATATATTAATACAACAACTTTAAATGTAGGTGATAATATCATCACATTGAACGCAGATATTGGTGCATCAACTGCACCAACTGAAAATGCTGGTATAGAAGTTAAGAGAGGTAATGCATCCACCGTATCATTTTATTGGAACGAATCAACGGATAGATGGTATGCTGATAATACATTAGAAGTAGGTGGTAATGTAGTTCTTAGTGGTACAATTGATACTGGATTAGGTGCGACTGAGGTTTATTTAATGAATCAAAATATTAGAACATCAGATTCACCATCATTCAATAGAATAACATCGACTGTAGCAACTGGTACATCTCCATTAGTAGTAACATCAACAACTGTTGTTAGTAATCTTAACGCAGATTTATTAGATGGACAAGAAGGAACTTATTATGACCAAAGACAATATACAAGAGCAGATAACTACTTAGGTGGTTATTATGTAAGTGGTGGCGGTGAAAAACCAAACAATGCTATATTTGGTGCTGGTAAGTTGAAAGTAGCAATGCTTAGTGGTGGAAACCTTGGATTTGGTGGAAGCTGGAATGATGTTTTATGGATGTCAACTTATACAGGTGGCGATGTAAAACAAAGCTGGGCAATTGTTGGAGATAAGTACTCTGATAATGTTTATGTAGCTAGGCAAGCATACGATTCAGCAACTTGGGGTATTGGTTATAAACTATGGCATACTGGAAATGATGGAGCAGGTAGTGGACTTGATTCGGATTTATGGGATGGGTATCAATTTTCTGATTATCTAAATCAGGCAGTTCGTACAACCGATTCGCCTACATTTGCTACATTAAATTTAACAAACGCTTCAAACGCAATAAACTTTAGTAATACATCTGAAGCTATATTAGAACATACTGGAAATTCTACTCCTGTTGCATTTGATTTGAGAAAAGGTGGCTCATTATTTAGTGATGATGGTACATACGGCACATTACACTTAACAAGAACAAACCATAATAATTCAGCAACTTCTGTTGGTTCTAATTTACATTTCCAATTAAAAGATAGTGGTGGAACTTTAAGAGAATATGCTGGTATTGGTGGTAGAAAAACTGAAGCTGGTGCAGCTGGTGGTGCATTATATTTCTATCGTTATAATAGAAATGTATTAGGATATTGGGATGCAAATGGATTATACGCATCAACTTTTTATGATTACGATAACTCAGGATATTACATAAATCCTGCTGGGTATTCGAATTTAAATAGATTGGGAATTGTAGGTGGTTTGGCATTACAAACTGGTACAACATCTACTGTAAATCCAACAACAATATTAAGACCAGGTGGAGCATCTTATTCATACAATGGTGGTGGTATATCTGGCGCATTTAAAATTCGTTTACCTCAAGGATATGGTTCTACTATGATGAAATTAAAAGTAGAAATTTACAACTATTCTGATGGTACAACATGGACTTATAATATTGGTGGATATAACTATGGTGGTGGATATTGGGTAAACACATCTGTATCGGTTGAAGGAGCAGAAAGTTCTCCACCATATTTAGTTAGATTTGGTAATCAAGGAGGTTATTGTTGTATTTGGATTGGTGAGACTGGTACGAGCTGGAGTTATCCATCTTGTATAGTTGAACGATTTGAAGCGGTATTTAATAACCAAGCAATTGATACTTGGGATGATGGTTGGGATATTACAATGGTAGGTTCATTTGGAACAGTAGATTCAAGTAGATATCCTAGAAACAGAAGTTATCAATATATTGCTGATAGTAGAATGGATTCTCCAATTTATTATGATTCAAATGATACTACATATTTCTTTGATGGTGATAGTCAATCTCGTATTAATAGATTAAATATTAGTACGGGGCAACCACAAGCTACAAATAATGCTGGTGGTAGAGTAAGAGTTTCATCTTATACAAATGGTGAAAGTGAAATTAATGGAAATACTTATAACTTACATTTAGGACCTTATTCTACTAGAAGTGGTACTGGATATTATGCTGGTATAGCAATTAATGGTTTATTAAATTATAGTAGTGGTACTTCATATGATGTTGCACCACATATTTGGATTGGTGGGCAATATAGAGATACGCCTGGTTCTGAACGTTCTGATTTTATTATAGCAGTTAAATCGGGAACTGGTACATCTAGTACTGGTGCCGATTTACCTCAAACAAGAGTAAGAGTAGATTATAATGGTATAATGACCGTTAGTGGTGATGTTAGAGCTCCATACTTCTACGATTCAGATAACACAGCATATTATTCAAACGCAGCCGCATATTCAAATTTCAATGAAATGAACTTTGCTGGTAGAGTATGGTATAGCAACTATATTGTAAGTAGAAACAATGGTGGTTTGATGGGTGATTACAATGTTAATAGCACTGCTTCAAAAGTAATTTGGACTATTGGTGAATCTTGGCCTATTGGTAATATGTACGGATTGGGCTATGAATATGGAAGTGGATATGACCACCACTTAGCACTAAGAAACAATGGTACAACTTATTCACGTTTTGGATTTGCGGGTGGCGCATTTATAGGTGGTACTGTAACTTTAGGTGGAGATTTATACGCATATAGATTCTATGATAGAGATAACACAGCATATTACTCTGACCCAGCTGGAACATCTAACCAAAACGTAATAACATCAAATACTCATAACGTAAATAACGGAAATTCATTTGTAGCACAAGGATACAATAACAATGGTGGATTTGCAATGAATAACGCATCTACCTATTGGGGATTGATGTGGAACTATTCGGCAAATGATTGGAGATTAGGTTATGGTGGTACTACATCTCAAGTAGGTTGGAACTTACGTTGGGATAATGGTAGTACTGCATGGGCACAAAATTTCCAATCCAATATATACTATGATGCACAAGATACAACTTACTATGCTGACCCTAATGGTGGTTCGTATATGAGAGGTAGATTTGAAGTTGCTGGTGGACATGGTAATTCATCTCTTAGAATAATAGCTAGAGGAAACGAAATGGGTACTGGAACTCCATCTTATTTACAAATGTGGGTTTCTGAACCTGGTGTAACTTGGAACGATGGTGGATTTGGATTTAACGTACATAACGATGGTGGAAGTCCTGGTGGATTTAGTAGAATAAATACCGGACAGGGGCAAGCATATATGAGATTTACTTCTGGTGGTGATTTATATTTTTATAATACAAATACATCTGGTACACGTGTTACGAATTTGGAAATGTATCCAAATAATACTGTTTATGCTAATAACTATTTAACTGGAGGTAACTCATTAAGAGCACCAATATTCTATGATTCAAACAATACTGGATATTATGTTGACCCTAATGGAACTGCTAGATTATCTTATATAGTATCAAATGGTGGTATTAGAATTGACGCAAACGAACACATTTATTTAGATAACAACTACGGACAAACTATTTTTGGAGTTTATACATCAACTAGATATCAGGGTGTATTTGCAATGGGTACATCATATAGATTGCCGGTTGATGGTACATCGCCTGGTAACTTATATGGATTATCTTGGTCACATCCAAACGCAGGAGGACAAGCTGGTTATTTAAGTGACCACGGATTGTTAGTTATGGTTAATGGTACAACATACGCTGCCCTTACAAATGTTATTTGGGCAAGAAGTGATATGAGGTCACCTATATATTATGACCACGATACTGGATATTATGGTAACTTCAATGGTGAAACTAACTGGCAAGGATTAACAACTAGAGCTAAGGCGATGATTGGTGAAACTGCTAAAACGAATTGGAAAAGACCAGATATTACGAGTGATAGTAACTATTGGGTAGGTACTATGGGTTGGGGTACGAGAGACTTCAATGAAGTAATGACATGGGGTAGTGGATTTATTGATACATGGTCAAACCCTTCGAACCAACCATCTGGTACTTCTCATTGGGTAGGTGTTCAAACTTCTCACTACACTAATGCATACAATAGTATGTATGGTTGGCAGTTGGTTGGTGGACCAATAAGTAACTTAAGGTTTAGAAATTCTTGGCCAGGTGCCAGTGGTTGGTGTACTGTTGCAATGCATGACCGTAATGATGGAAGTAGTGGACCTTTATATGCAGGGTACTATGCCGATGCAAACGATACTGGGTATTATTTAGACCCTAACTCAACTTCAAATGAAGCATTAAGAATCAGAGGTGGTGCATTGCATGGACCTAATCCAACTTGGGGAGCATATCTTTATGTTGGTGCAAATGGTAGACCTAACTCATACGCATCTGTTGTAGCAACTAATGGTAACCTACACTTAGATTGCCAAAACGGATATGAAACTTATATCAACCACTATTCTGGACAAAGAACGTATCTTTATGAGATAAGAACAAACTTTATTTACGATAGAGATAATACTGGATACTATTTGGATATAAATGGTATGAACCGTATGAATGAGATACTCGTAGACCAAGGTTACAACTACGGATGGTGGAGAAACTATGGTTGTACTGGATTGTATAACCAATCATATGGTAGAGGTATATGGGCAGCTGAGTGTGGTGGAAACCCTTATGGTAACTATACAACTTATGATGGTGGTAGAAACGGATGGCAAGGTTGGGGTATTGGTAGTAGATATACCTTTATGAGTACGTTGGGTGACAACTGTGGTTTGCATGATAGTGCTAGAGGTTGGATTTGGTTAATGAGTGGAGCAGTTCTTTACTTATACTACGCATCTTCAGAAAGAATGTCAATGCAACCTTATGGTGTATATGTAAACAACGATATTCGTTCTCCGATTTTCTATGACCACGATACTGGATACTATGGTGACTTTAATTCAACATCTCGTATGTATAGAATTAACGCCAACTATTTATACGCATATGGATGGGTATTTGCGCAAGATAACATCATCGCTTATTATTCTGATGAAAGATTAAAAACTAAGTTAGGACCTATTGAAGATGCTTTAGGAAAGCTTTCTAAATTAAATGCATTCTATTACGTTAATAACGATTTAGCAAAAACATTTGGTTATAACGAAACTAAAGTACAATTAGGTCTATCGGCACAAGACGTACAAAGTATATTACCTGAAATTGTACATTTAGCACCATTTGATACGGAATTTGATGAGGAAGGTAAAATTATTGGTTCTAAGAGTGGCGAAAATTATTTAACAATTGAATATGATAAGGTAGTACCTCTTTTAGTGGAGGCTATTAAAGAACAACAAACCATTATTGATAAACAAAACAATGAAATTTCTGAAATTAAGGAAATGCTGAAAACTTTACTTAATAATAAACAATAGTTATTTTTTTAAAAACAATATATTTATAGAATATAAACAAAATACATTTATTATGGGATTAACATACGATTGGAAATTGACAGGACTTAAAAAGCAAAATAGCGAAATTCTAAATGATGCTATTGTTGGTACTAACTGGAAAATAACAGCAACAGACGAAGATGGTAATGTTGGGACATTTACTGGAGCAACTCCATTTAAAATTTCAGAAATTAACACAGGTAGTTTTACTACATACTCACAACTAACAGAAGAGCAAGTACTTACATGGATACAAAATCATGTAAGTGGTTCTAATGCATCAACTAACTATATGGAGCATATTAATACGATGATTTTAAAGGAAATTGAATCTACTAAGTGGACTAAATTAGAAGTTTCTGAAGCTGATTTACCTTGGTCACCAACATCAGGAAGTTCAGTAACGCCTAACACAATGCCACCGGCTCCTATTTAGTAGAAAATAAAACAAAAGTATTTGAAATATCCAAAGTGCAGATTTATAAACAAATTTGTGTTTTGGATATTTTCTTTATATTTATATAAGTAATTATATAGGACTTTCTTAATTACAAACTTAAAATACAAATTCGAAAAATAAAATGGCAGAAAGAATCGTATCACCCGGCGTATTTACAAGAGAAAATGACCTTTCCTTCTTAGCGCAAGGAGTAGGTGAAATTGGAGCAGCATTTATAGGACCTTTTAAGCAAGGACCTGCATTTGTTCCAACTATTGTTAGAACGCAATCAGAATTCGAAGATATCTTCGGAACACCTGATGGAACTTATTATACTGAATATGCAGTACAAAACTATTTAAGAGAAGCTGGAAGTGCTACCATCGTAAGAGTTGGTGGTATTGGTGGTTATACTCAAGCTAAACCTCTTGGTATTTTCGCATCTGGTGGATTGATTGGAGAAAAACTTATTGGAGTTTTATACTCAACCGCTTTAGGTGATGAAGGTGTTGGATTTAACAACCCAGCAGTAAGTGCACAAGGACCTGGATTTGCATCTGGTTCATTTGTAGTATCTTCTTCATTTGGATTTGTATCGGCTTCTATTTTAGAAACCGCTACTAACGATGTACTAGATACATTTGGTTCTTCACCATTTGGAGCTAAATCTGCATACACTTACGCTTATTTCAAAAATATAGCAACAACTAATTATACTAACGCCGCTGCAGGATTGTGGGGCGGAACATCTATATCAGTAAACGATTTACCAGACCAAACATATGGTGATATTAGTACTGCAGAAACTCCATATGTTAAATCTCAAAAAGATAATAACAATGTTAGATATGATTTATTTAAGTTTGTAACTTTAGGACATGGTACTCCATATAACACTAAATTTAAAATTGGTATTTCAAATGTAAAGGCAGCTGGTGAAGATGGTGGAACTGATTACTCAACATTCACTGTAACTGTAAGAGGATATAGTGATACTGATAAAAGAAAGACAGTAATTGAAACATTTAACAATGTAAACTTAGATGCTTCTTCTGCAAACTATATTGCTAGAAGAATTGGTGATAGATGGAATGAAATTGATTCTAATGGTAAGATAACTGAATATGGCGATTACTCAAACAAATCAAAATATGTAAGAGTAGTTGTAGCTAATGAGGGTTCATTCCCAATTTCATCAGCACCATTCGGACACGCATCATATGTTAATCCAATCGCAGTTGATGGAGCTGATTACACAAAAGTACCTCCAGTAGTTTATCAAACTGGTTCTGTTATTAATACATCTTCTTCTCCTGTATATTATTCTGGATTTGATTTTGAAACAATGGGTGTTTCTGATGATAACAAACAATACTTAAAACCAATCGCTGGTGGAACTTTATACAACATAACAGGATCTAATTCTGTATTCGCATTTGATTCTCAATTAACGTATCAAATGACGGGTTCAGCAGCAGTTGATATGGTTAAGAGACAATTTATATTAGGATTCCAATATGGTTGGGATGGTATGAATCCAACAAAAAAGATTCAAATACATAATACTAATAACGATACTATAACTGCAGGAAATACGCAAGGATTTGATTGTTCAACCAACGCATCTAATGGTTCACTTGCATATACAAAAGCAATCAACGCTATATCAAACGCAGATGAGTGGGATATCAACTTAGTTGTAACTCCTGGTATTGTTAAAAGTTTACACCCTGCTATTACTCAAAAAGTAATTGATATGGTTGAAGATAGACAAGATTGTTTCTACATCGCTGATTTTGTAAATGCACCTGCATTGATTACTGAAGCAACTGAAGCAGCTAACTCTGTTGATTCAAACTATGTAGCAACTTACTACCCTTGGGTTAAGACAGTTAATACAAATAATAATAAATTAATGAGTGTACCTCCATCAGTATTGATGCCGGCTGTATTCGCTGCAAACGATAGATTGGCGGCTGAGTGGTTTGCACCTGCTGGTTTGAATAGAGGTGGTATTAGTGGAGCAGTTAGTGTATTGAATAGATTAACACACTCTGAAAGAGATACTCTATATGAGAACAAAGTAAACCCAATCGCAGCATTCCCTGGACAAGGTATTGTAGCATTCGGACAGAAGACATTACAAGATAAGGCATCTGCTTTAGATAGAATCAATGTTAGAAGATTACTTATTACTCTTAAGAAGTTTATCGCTTCAACATCTCGTTTCTTAGTGTTCGAACAAAATACTTCTACAACTCGTCAAAGATTCTTAAACACTGTGAACCCTTACTTAGAGGCAGTTCAACAAAGACAAGGTTTATACGCTTTCAGAGTTGTAATGGATGAAAGTAACAACACACCTGATGTAATTGATAGAAACATATTAGCAGGACAAATTTTCTTACAACCGGCTAAGACAGCGGAATTTATCGTAATAGATTTCAACATCTTACCAACTGGAGCAAGTTTTAACGCATAATACGAAAATCAATAAAGTAGATATTTATTAATACAAATAAAAGGAATAAAAAATGGCAGAAATATTAGAGTTTGATAAGATGTTCTATACGAACTTCGAACCGAAGATGAAAAATAGATATGTGATGGAGATAGA